CGGTGCGGTGCCCACACCACACCACCGTGAAACAGTGAAGAAACAGCATTGACACGGGATATCTTGTCTTGCCCCTTGCCCGGTGTGAACTCTTGTATCGGCACACCCATGCGCCTCATCTCCTGATATAGAACAGAACCAGAAGACTTCTTCTCCACGATAAAGGAGTCAGGCTCCCAATCACGGTATTCATCCAACACCAACTGCTTTAGCTCCGGGTACTCCATACGTCTCTTAATAGAGTTAAGCAGGATGATGTTGTAGTTGTTTACTTCCTCGTTGTAGAACACACCCCACGTTGTTAGGGCGTTAAAGTCAGATCGATTGTTGGCTTCTTGTGCCGCATCGAGCGACATAATCGTAAATTCACACTGTGGCGGGTCGTCCTTCTCCCACATCTGCCACCACTCACGCTTTATAAGCGCTCCCTCTTCCGAGGTCGGTTGTTGCATGTACTGTGCATTCCAGTAGCGAATATCCAGTGATGCCTTTTTCGCCAGCAACTCCTCAACCGGCCAGAACTCGGGCCAGAGGGCTTGATCGTTCTCGTCGATAGCCGGAAATTCCACCACTTCCCAGCGATCCACATCCTCGCTGCGCTCCATCTGCGTGATAATTTGCCCAGTAAGATCAAGTTTGCTCCATCTGGTCATCACTACAATAATCGCCCCACCCGGCATAAGTCGCTGGATTGGCCCTGACTGAAACCATTCCCATGCTGGTAGAAACACCTCGGGTCGTCCCAGTTTTGCCTCTTGCTCAGAGTGGGGGTCATCAATAATAAACAGGTCAGCACCACGACCAGCAAGAGCACCGCCAACACCGATAGCAAAATACTCCCCGTTGAAGTTGGTTCCCCACCTAGACGCACTTTTTGAGTCCGCCTGTAGCTCAATCTGCGGAAAAACGTCACGATATGCCTCCGATCCAACCAGATTTCGCACGCGACGACCGAACTGCACCGCTAAATCAGCCGTGTGCGAGGCCATAATGACCTTCTTTTGTGGATATTTGCCCAAAAACCACGCGGGAGCGAGGTAAGAGATGAGTTCTGACTTGCCGTGACGGGGGGCGATGTTCACAATCACCCGTTTTTTCTGTCCGGCAGCGATATCTTCGAAGATTTTTGCCAGTCTATAGTGGTGTGGGCCCACTTTATAGCCCGGATAGACGTGTTTTACGAAGTCTAGGAACGAATCCTTGCTGATTTCCCTCGTAACTTCTTCTTTGTACTTCTTTAGAAGCTCAGCAGTACGCCGTTTCTGCTTCTCCGGCATGGTGGGAAGCTTTGCCCGCAGCTTATTTAGGTCTGCGGGGGACAATCTAAGTGCATCAAGTGCCAAGTCCAGCCCCCGTTTCGCGTACTTCCACGTCAATGACCTGATCTTCAAGCATATTTAAGGTCTCAAGCAGTTCTTTTTCAACCTCTTCAAGGCTTTGCACCTTGTGGGTAACTTCAGAACGCTTCTTAAATGCGTCAACACCGTCCACTTCACCAAGACTCTTTAGGGCAGCAATCCGTGCTTTAGGGTCTTTGGCGTTCTCAATTTCTGCCACCAGCTTATTAACTACATATAGTTTTAGATCAGATAGCTCTTCAACGATCATGCAGTTGCTTTGAGCCACCATCCCAGCTAGGTAGGCCATCACCTCGTTCGGGTACTTAGCAAACTCAGGCCGGTGTGCCGGGTTGTGGATCATCTGATGGGCAAGCTCTCGGGCAGTGTCTATATGTTCCGAGGTTGGCTCAATGGACTTGTTGTTCAGGTCAGCAACTAACTTAATAGTACGCGCCCGCATCTCTATCTCTTCTTGCGGGGTGAGGTCGGGCATTGCCTCAAGTGCTGAGGCTGGTAGAGGAATATCTTCCTCGATGTCAGGTAGAAGTGTATTCATATCGGCTTTCTGTGGCCTAACAGAATTATGCACAGCGTAGCTGGCTTTGCGGAATATAGCAGCTATTGTGAGTTTGTAAATGGTTGTTAAATTAGCAACCAAGTTTTGGGAAATTTTTGTGAAATATTTTTTGTTTAGGCGATAAAAATGTTAGATGGGGGGCTGTGACAAGTCTCGCGGGAATTAAATAGGGAAAAAAGTATAAGGGGGGTATGGGTTTTTAGAAAGTGTGGTGTTGTTGGTGCATATCTTGGTGTATAGGGCGCGATGGTACCAAGCGTGCTATTCGGGGGGTCGGGGGGCGGTAGGGGTCGGGGCGAGAACTTTACATATGCCCCTAGTATCAGCTATAACATAATCAAGCGAGACGATTTCCGTGTCGCACTAACAGGAGACGTGATGAAGATCACTAAACCAAACCTGAAGGCTCATCCCTTCAAATCCCTGTGGTATCGGCTAACCCACTACACAGTAGTGATGCAGTGGGAAGGCAAAGAGTCAGCACGCTACGCCAAGACATACGACGAGGCACTAGCGTGGGCGCGTTGCTACCCAAGCGACGCAACTATCTTAATCGGTAAGCGTGGACGCTTGGTCGGATCACGCTACTAACCAACGGGGGCTTCGGCCCCCTCACTTTGAAAGGTAATAGTTATGAGACTAGTATATGAAGAGTCCGGCGACGTTGAGGTCAAGACCGGCGATGTAGTTCACGTAAGGAACACGCCTTACTATGTAATGAGCGTGGTCAAGCCACACAAGCCAAGCAGCACGGGCCGCGTGTTGTGCAAGTCAATGACCGAAGAGGGCTGGATCGAGGAGTGGTTTCCGGGAGTGATCAAAGCCAAGTGGATCGAGCGAGAGGATCAGTAACCGAGGGGGCTTCGGCCCCCTTCTTTTTGTTCGTTTGAAACCAGTTATTTGTCGTCGCGCGTGCCGAGCGCGTGCGTGCCAAGCGCGTTAATTAGCGGTTCAGGTACGGGTGAAACCTTGATTTATCTGCTTGGTTTCGGCTATAACATAATTACCGGATGAATGATTCATACCGAATCGTTTCCGGTGTTTTTCGAAAGGGTACTAACATGGCTAAGAAAACGGCTATTGCATCAGCAGTTCAGGAAGTTTCCTACAAGTCATTCCGTGACTTTGGTTATTCGGTGGCTAAAAAGTCCGATGCATCACGCCTCGACGGGGCTTGGGCTTTAGATAACATTCCAAACTTCCTGACTGAGCCACCGAAGGAAGCATTAAGCGAATTGAAGGAAGGTTTTCGTCAGCGTTATAGCGAAACTCATCCTGACATTGCTTACGCTGTCGTTGATGGTAATTACATCCCACGCGATCAATTACCGCCTGATGCTAAAGTAATGGAAAACGTCAATATCGGCGTGGCGTATGCGTTTTCTTTTACACAACAGGCATATGGTGCGCTGAAAGCGGAGGATTTGCCAAAGTATCAACTGCTACAGGACTTGCGTGACAAGGTTAACAAGTATTGCTTCAACTGCTTGTCAGACTTGAAAGCAGCAGCACGTAAGGTTGAAAAACAGCGTAATCCTGAATCGACAACACGTGCTGCTACGCTGGCTTTCATGGAATTCGTTGGAAATTCTTTTGAAACATGGTCTCAGCGATGCAAGACTGCTGAGGCGCGTGGCAACGATCCAACAGCGAACAGCGTGGCATTACGCGAGGCGCGGATCGCTTTCATGGTTGCTTACGAAAAACATAACAAGCAGTAACATTCAACCCTGCCAGCCGGAAGGTTGGCAGGGTTTTTTTGCGCCCAGCGTTTGAAACCAGTTCTTTGTCCTCGCGCGCGTGCGGGCGGGCAAGCGCGTTAAATAAGAGTTCAGCTAACCATGAATCGCTAAATTAACTTCTAGCCCACAGAGTTGGAAAAGGCTCGTCCGGGAGAAATTACTAAGAGTTGCATCATCTACCGTTTGTGTAAATGACGCTGAGTGTCGCTGTTCCGATGGCCTGTTCCAAAAAAACCAGAACAAAGAGGGTCAGCCAGAACAAGAAAAGCTAGGATTCATGCGGGTTTTCAGCGTTTGTTCCAATGTTCTGGCATTTTTAGGGTAGGGAGGGGGAAAACCGAATTTTTGCACATCGAACGAGCCTCTGAGC